TTCATCAAAGTTACCAGAAAATCTAAAAAGTCTTGCATTTGTATTAAATGAAGGATCTGAAATTTCTAAATCGCAAATTTCTCCATTTGTTACATATATGTATGCAGATGGCGATGTAGATGATCCAACTTCCCAAAAAGGAAGAATAGCAAAAAGTTATGAAGATAAATACCGTGAAATACAATTCCAATTGGAAGAAGCAAAATGTTTATTAACAAATGATTATATAGATCTTCCAAACATACAAAGACTCCGAGATTTATTATATAAATACAATCAGTATCCAACTAAATCTATTAAAGACACAAATGTATTAAATGCTCCTGTTTTTATATTTGATGCTGAAATTACAATAGAAGGAATTCAAGGATTTAGAATAGGAGATGTAGTACAATTACCAGTATTACCAATTAGATATAGAACTCAAGCAGTATTTAGTGTAATTGGTATAACACATAATGTTGATTCTAGTGGTGTTTGGAGAACAAAATTAAAATTAGTAATGAGGCCAAAAACACAATGAGACAAAAAGCTTATTATACTAGAAATGAAATCATACCGGACTTATATACTATAGGCAAAGAATATATGTTATCTGACAATACTGAATATATTGGACAGTATCATAAATATATTACAACTGGTGAAATATATACATTGTCTGAATGGAGTGCTGAATTTTCTAAACCACTTAAAGTATATAAAGAATTAGATCCAAAAATTGTAATATATAAAAATTTGAAACCTAAAATACGAACTGCATATGAATCGTTAACACCACATCGTGTAATAATTACTGTAAAAGATCGAAAAGCTGGAGTAATTACTAGATATTTTGCACAAAAGATAAATGAAGAAACTATTATAGAAATAAACAAACAAACATTTGACGATTTAAACTCTAAAAAAATTGATCCAAATTTCTATAGAAAGACTCAATTACAATGGCATATTACAGGTGAAATAGATGATATCTATACTGGTTCTATATTACATAAAGGAGTTCGTAATAAAAATAAACAAACTGTAGATGCAGCAAATAAATCTTTAAAGGGTATAAATAAAAAATTAACAAACTTTGTAGAATATTTCACAGATACAGACTTTACAGTCCCATACGATATTAATAACTTGGATAATACATAAAAATTTATTATTATATTAATGTATGATAATAATAGACGATTCAAAAGAACTAGATTCGTTGTTACAAAGTATTAAAAATTCAGAATATGTATTAGTTGTTCCTATACTATCAGATCATCAACTACATCCTTCTATTAATAAAATATCTTGTATCTACGTATACGATTACAATGAAATAGAATTTATTGTTCCTATACATCATACTGAACAAATAACCGGCTTTTCAGAACATTTACATAAATTACTTGAGCTAGAATCTATATTTGTTCATGACAAAAAGTTATGGTTACAAATGGGCGGAAATAATAATGTTTATGATGTAAAAACTCTATGGTGGTATACATATAATGAAGCATATGATGACAATCATTATTTTACAGCTGCTCATACATTTTATTGGCGAAGGCATACTAATTTGCAACATGTTAATACAATTGTTCCATTAATGAAACATGTTGATATGTGTCAAAAAATACGCAAGTATGCAATGCCAATGATTATTAATTCAAAATTAACAAATTCATATAAACAATTCAATACATACTATCCAAAAATATTTGCTGGCATTGAATCTAACGGAATGCAAGTAGATAATTCTTTTAAAATAAAAGAGTTAATTACAGACGGACGAGTTTATTCAAATTATCATTATCATACAACAACAGGTCGTCCCTCAAATGCATTCCGTGGATTTAATTTTGCAGCAATGAATAAACAGGATGGTACAAGAGATTCATTTTGTAGTAGATTTGAAAAAGGTGCATTAGTTGAATTTGACTTTGATGCATATCACGTAAGACTAATTGCAAAGTTAATTGGATACAAATTGCCTAAAGGATCTATACATACATATTTTGGAAAATTTTATTTTGGTAGTGATTCATTAACTACAGAACAATATGAACAAAGCAAACAAATAACATTTAGATTGTTATATGGTCATATAGAAAAAGAATTTTTAAAGATTCCATTTTTCAAAGAAGTAAATAATTTTGTTTATTCATTATGGAGTGAATGGAAAACAAATGGATATATAAAGACTCCAATATTAAAAAGAGTATTAAGTAAAGATAATTTATCTGACATGAATCAAAATAAATTATTTAATTATTATTTACAAGCTCTAGAGACAGAATTTACTGCAAATAAATTGTATCAAGTATTAGGCTTATTAGAAAAATATAAAACTTGTATAACATTATATACATATGATTCTGTATTATTTGATGTTCCAATTCATGAAGCTAAAGAAATATTACCACAAATTAAATTACAATTAGAAGAGGATAATTTCCCTGTTAAATGTAAAGTAGGCAATATTTATAGTAAAATGAATGATATCAAGTTATGATAGATAAAATTATTAATGAATGGACATATCAATTGGATGCTGGTTACCCCACAAAGGAATCAGATTATGAAATACTTCGTTCTGTGTTACAAGAAACTGATATGCTTTCTGAACAAGAGATTAATAGAACAATTCAACAAGCTAAAGGATTATACGAACAAGAACCAGAACCGCAAGTAGGATCAATTGAATCAGTATTAACTACTCAACTAAAATTACCAGCAGATATAATACAACAAATACTTAGTATATATAATGGGTTGTCTCCAGAAGAACAAACAGCATTTAATAAAAATTTTAGAACTCATACTATAGAATCATTTGCTAGCAAAGGCTGGGAAGCATTTAAAAAATTCTTTTTAGTAAATGTTGGAGGAGCTCGTGGAGGTATGGGTAATGGCGAAATTTCAGTGTTGCTAGGAGTTAAAGATTCTGAGCCAGGTGGTACAAGTAGACATGATATTGTTATGCCTAATGGAGAATGGGAAGTTAAAGAATTAAAATCAGGTAAATTTGATCCAGCAAAAGCAGGATTAGCTACTAAATTTGAATTAACAACAAAAATTAAAGATTTTTATAAAGATATAGTAAATACCGTTTCAAATATTGGAGATCCATATGAATCTTTAAAACATTTAGTCGACAAAGAATCTGCAGAAGATTTAAAAAAATTAATTCGAATATTTGAAACAAGATTTGAAGAAGCTATTGATCCAGATAAATTAGCTTCATTTGAGTGGAAAAAATCTGCAATGTATAATTGGTATGAAGGATTTAAAGAATTACATAATATATTTTATAAAACAAATTTAGATACAGATGTTAAAGATACAAGATTAACTGTTAATACAGCAGGAAATAAAAAATCATATTGGATATCAGATGATGATGCAGAACAAATAGAATTATCATCTGGTGAAGAAACTAAAGCAGCAATTGATATAGGAGACCCTGTTGATAATATTAACACAAATGTAGTTATATGGTTTAATCGATTAGAAAGACATGAATTTATAAAAAATCCACAAAATTTTCTATTTGATTTAAATAAAGTTAAAAATAGTTTTTTTGATGGAATATTAGGATTAATTTATTATAATTATAGAAATCCAAAACCAAATATTGGATTATCAACAAATTTTGCAATTGATGTAGTGTCTCAAGGAAGATATAGATTTGTACAAAAAAATATACCATCATCTGCAGGGTATGATTATTTACAAGGGCAAGGATAAGAAGTGAGGACACAATTATTGTGCACATTTGCACATAAAACAAATTTAGATATTGTTACAGAATATATCAAGCAAAATTTCGAAATTCCAGAAAAGCGAATTTTTATTTTTGCAAATCATTCTAAGCGTAATGAATTGTATTGCACATTTAATGCAGAAGACAACGGACATAGAGGTAAAAATACAATTTCAATACATAGAAAAAAAGAAACTAACACATTGTATACGGTTAATGCATTAAATGAAGTTATAAAAGACTTAAATAATGGTATACTAGATAAAACAATGATTATTCCATGGGAGGCATTTGAAAATTCTTTTATATTATTAGATGATCCAGGATATAAACGAATAGACTTGGTATTTGTGCAAAGAATTAACTTTTAGATATATTTATATATAGAAAGAATATTATGATTAAATTAAAAAAAATATTAAAAGAAGGATTTGCATGGGAAAGAAATGCAGATGGATCTTTACCTACATTAGCAGACGCTGCTAAAACTCACGCAAACAATCTTCAAGAACAAGAAAATCTAAATTTAGATCCATCCAAAAAACCTATAGGAAGGAAAAAAAGAGCTTTTCAAATATATGAAATGGATCAATTGGTTGGAGATAGATCTTTACAAAATAAAAGTGACTATTTAAATAAAATATCTGGAGATTGGTTTCTTACTAAACCAGACGGTGTTGATGGAGATGGAATAATTATATTAAATATTCCTGGGTTTAATCAACATATTCAGATACCTGCTAGAGCATTTGCAAAACTGTCTGAAGGAGATATAACAGAAGTATTAAAAGACAAAGACGGAAACGTTCGTACAGATTTAAAATATAAAGATAATCAAAAGTATCAACCAAGAATTGAATTAAAAAATTCAAAAATGATAAGTGGTACAAATGTTATAATAACAGTTAGTATAGATGGAAGTGCACCATTTGATATAGAATTTGATGATTATGACGAAGTTGATGATCATGGATATGAAAAAGCAATTTACTTAATGGGAGCTGACGATGGCGGAAATGAATGGGGTATGGAAGGATCTATGGCATTTCATGGAGAACTAGAAGATTTTAATATTGACACATTAGAAAAGATCGAAAAATAAAAAATTAAACAATTACACAATTAACTTTGAATTAACGAATTAATTACTTATAATATAATTAATAAATAAAACAAATAATAACAATTAAACAATTAAAGGAAAAAACAATGAGTTTAGATTTAAACGCTATTAGAGCGAAACTTAACCAATTAAACACGACTAACGACAGAAAAAATAATTATTTCAGACCAGAACCTGGTAAGCAAAGAGTAAGAATAGTCCCTTACGTTCACCGCAAAGAAAACCCTTTTTTAGAAATGTATTTTCATTATGATATTGCAAAGCGTAGTATGCTTTCGCCTATCACATTCGGTAATGCAGATCCAGTAGTAGAGTTTGCTGAAAAATTAAAGAAAACTGGAGATAAAGACGATTGGTTAATGGGTAGAAAAATTGAGCCTAAAATGAGAACATATGTTCCTGTTATAGTAAGAGGAAAAGAATCAGAAGGCGTTAAATTTTGGGGATTCGGAAAAACAATTTATTCTGAATTATTATCTATTATAGCAGATCCAGATTATGGAGATATTACCGACTTAATGAATGGTAGAGACATTGACGTTGAATTTACCCCATCAGAAGGTCCAGGACAATATCCAAAGACTGCTATTAGAGTTAAACCAAATACATCTGCAGCTACTGAAGATAAAGCAATTGCAAAATCAATATTAGATCAACCTAAAATAACAGATCTATTTCCAGAGCCAACATATGATGAATTACAGAAAGCATTAGAGGATTGGATGAATCCAGAAAATGCAGACTCAGATACATCATCTACACCAGCAGCAAATTCAAAGCCAGCTGAGACAAAGTCAAATGACAATGCTACTAAAAAGACAGACGTAGCTGAAGCATTTGACGATTTATTTAATAATTAAGAAAGACAGTTATGGCAAAGAAAAAGAGCGAACTGGAAGATTCGTTAGCATCAACTCTAGCAGATAGTATCAATAAACAATTTAAAGGACAAAATTATAAGTCAGCATTTTTTCTAGATGGTGATGATGATGCTCCTACAAATGTTAATGAATGGGTATCTACTGGATGCTCAATGTTAGATTTAGCTATTTCAAATCGTCCTAATGGAGGTTTTCCTGTTGGTAGAATTACCGAAATAACAGGACTTGAGGCTTCAGGTAAATCCTTGTTAGCAGCTCATACCTTAGCAGAGACACAAAAGAAAGGCGGATTAGCAGTATATATTGATACAGAATCAGCTAGTAGTGCAGAATTTTTAACAGCAATTGGCGTAGACTTGAAAACTATGCTTTATGTTCCATTAGAAACAATAGAAGAAATATTTGAAACTATTGAGACTATAGTAGAAAATGTTAGAAAGTCTGATAAAAATCGATTAGTAACTATAGTAGTCGACTCAGTAATGGGTGCATCTACTAAAATAGAAATGGCTATGGAATATGATAAAGATGGATATGCAACATCGAAATCTATTATTTTAAGTAAAGCTATGAGAAAAGTTACTAATTGGATAGCTAGAGAAAGAATATGCTTAATCTTTACTAATCAGTTAAGAACTAAATTAGGCGTATCTTTTGGAGATCCATGGACGACAGCAGGTGGTAAAGCTCTACCATTTCACTCATCAGTTAGACTTCGTTTAAAAAATACTGGAATGATTAAGGCCAGAGTAAATGGAGCTGATCAAGTAGTTGGAAATAAAACCAATGTACATGTTGTAAAAAATAGAATGGGTCCTCCTAATAGAAAAATTGATTATGAAATATATTATGATAGTGGAATTGACAACTATGGTGGTTGGTTAAATATCATGAAGAATTTTAAATTAGTTTCTCAATCAGGAGCTTGGTATTCATTAGACGACGTCGATCCAGATACTGGAGAAGTTCTAGATACTATTAAATTTCAAAGTAAAGACTTTATAGAAAAAGTAATACAAAATAATGAAATGAAAGATAGGTTATATAATAGAATTTGCGAAGCATATATTTTTAAATATCGTGCTGGTATTGATGGAGGCATTGATGATGTCGTTGTTGATGAAGAAGTTATAAATGAAGAAGCGTAATGAATAAATATCAAGAATTATTTAAGCAACTTCAGAAAGACAAAGAAAGTATAAATCAGAGTCCTGATGATCATATTATGATTTTTGACGGACTCAATACTTTTATTAGATCATTTTCAGCAACTCCATCAACTAATGAAGATGGAGAACATATTGGAGGTATTACAGGATTTTTATATAGCATTGGAAAATGTGTAAGAGATTTTAAGCCTTCTAGATGTATCATTGTATTTGATGGAGTTGGTGGATCTAAACGAAGAAAAAAGATTTATAAGGATTATAAAGGTAATCGTGTTAATAAAACAAGATTACGAAGACATGATCATCATATGCCTAGTATCGAGCATGAGCAAGAAGCTATGCGTCATCAATTTAGCAGACTAGTTTCATACTTAGATGCATTACCAGTTACCTTTTTATCAATGGATGGAATTGAAGCAGATGATACTATTGCATATATTACTGAAATGTATGAAGCTAAAAGTAAAAAAATAACAATTGTATCAACCGATAGAGACTTTTATCAATTGATTAATGATAAAATTCAAATTTGGTCTCCTATTAAAAAGAAATTATATGATACAGAAAAATTATTAGATGAGTTTCAGGTACACCCTAAAAACTATGTATTATATAGAGCATTTACCGGTGATAAGTCAGATAATATCCCTGGAGTAATGGGCATTGGTCCAAAAACTTTATTAAAACATGTTCCTGACTTGGATAAAGAACAAGAATATGAATTAGATGATTTATGGGAAACATGTTATAATAATGTAACAGAATCAAAAACATATAATAAAATAATAGATAACAAAAATATTATTTCAGATAATTGGAAACTAATGAATCTAAAACTATTAGATATTCCAGCACAAACAAAAAGTAATATTAGAAAAATTATGGAATCATCAGTATCAGAATTAAATAAGATTGAATTTAGAAGATTATTTATGGAAGACAAAATGTGGTCTGTAATGAAAAATATGCCAGACTGGTTAAATAACACCTGGTTATCATTGAGTGCATTTGCACAAAAAACAAAATAAATTGGATTTATTATTTATTTTTTATATAATAATTTATGACAGATAAGTTAAGTGAGTATGGATGGTCGTTTCAAATTAAAGTTTTGGCAGCTATGTTTGTGGATAGAACATTTTTACAACAAATTGCTGATATTATACAGTCAGAGTATTTCGAATCTGATGCTAATAGTTGGTTATTAGATATATTACTAGAACATTTCCGTGAGTATAAAACTCCACCTTCAAAAGATGTATTAAAAGTTAAAGTAACAGAAATAGATAATGATGTTCTTAAAACTGCAATATTAGAACAATTAAAAGAAGTATTTCGATTTATGGAGTCAGATGATTTAGACTTTGTTAAAAATGAAATACTTAAGTTTTGTAAGAATCAAGAAATTAAGCGAGCAATAATGGATTCGGTTAATTTGCTCAAAATGGGTAGTTATGATGAAATTAAAAGTAAAATAGATTCAGCAATGAAAGCTGGTGCTGACACTGACATCGGTCATGAATATAAAAAAGATGTTATTGCTAGATATACTGAATCAGCTAGAAACACTATTAGCACCGGATGGGATGTAATAGATGATTTAATGGATGGTGGATTAGCTGCCGGCGAATTAGGAGTAGTTATGGCTCCAGCTGGTATTGGGAAATCATGGATGCTTATTAATATAGGAGCAAATGCTGTTAAAAAAGGTAAAACAGTTATACACTATACGTTAGAGTTAAATGATAATTATGTAGGTCAACGTTATGATTCTGTAGTTACTGGTATTGCTGCTCAGAATTTAAAAAATTACACTGATGATATACAAGAAAAATTAGAGACATTATCTGGAGAATTAATTATAAAATATTATCCAACTAAGTCTACTGGTGTTATGGGAATAAAAGCACATATTGAAAAAACAATTATGCTAGGAAATACTCCAGATTTAATTGTAATAGATTATGGTGATTTATTAAAAGTAAATACTAAAAAAGATAAGCATGAAGCTTTAGAAGAGTTATATGAAGAAATGCGAGGTATGGCCGGGGAATATAATGTTCCAGTTTGGACAGCATCTCAAGCAGGTAGATCTGCATTAGAAGATGATGTTATTGAAGCAGACAAAATTGCATCGTCATATGGTAAAGTAATGGTTGCAGATTTTTTAATGTCACTATCAAGAAAAGTTGAAGATAAATTATCCGGAACTGGTAGAGGACATGTTATTAAAAATAGATTTGGTCCAGACGGTATTACATTACCAAGTAAAATTAACACAAATAACGGCCAGTTTGATTTCTTTGAACCACAAACATCTCAAGGAAGGCAGACTACACAAACAATGAAAACAGGAGAAACATTGGTAAAGAAAAATTTAGCACAGAAATTTAAAGATTTAGGCGGAAGTTTAGGATAGTAATTATATTTATATTAAATTAATCTTAGACCTCTATAAGGGGTCTATTTTTGTCTAAAATAAAAAAAAGTAGGAATT